AGATTGAAACAAGCAGAGATAGCTTTTGAAATACAAAAGATGCAGAAAGAGGCTGAGTTAAAATCTATGTTAATGGATAAAGAGTTTCAGTTTAATCAACAGTTAAGGGGTATATCAGAAACAGCATTGTCTGAAAGAGAAAATGAAAGAGAAAAAGCTAAAGCAGAAAGAATTAGTCAACAAAATACTCAACAAAGTCAATTAATAAACCAAAGAAAAAACAATCTTCCTCCAAAAAACTTTGAGTCAAATGAAGATAGTTTAGATGGATTTGATTTAGCTGAGTTTGAACCTAGATAAATATTATGGCAAGAAAAAAGAAAAAAGGAAATAAAATTTGCCCCGAAGGAATAGCATGGGCAAAAAGAACATTTGACAAGTATCCAAGTGCGTATGCAAATTTGGCTGCGAGTAAATATTGTAAAGACCCTAATTATGCTAAAGGGGCAAAAGGTAAAAAATAAAAAATAAATAATCATGGATAAAAAAAAATTACAACAAATATCAAGAGAGTTAAAAAAAGCTTCAGCTATGCACAAAGGTCAGGCTGCTAGAATTGACAAAATGTTAAAGTCACTTAATGGCAAAAAAAAATAGAGACCCAAAAGTAGGTACAGGTAAAAAACCTAAGGGGTCAGGTAGGAGATTATATACTGATGAAAACCCAAAAGATACTGTAAGTATTAAATTTGCTACAGTTAGTGATGCACATAAGACTGTAAGAAAGGTGAAGAATATTTCTAAGTCTTTTGCTAGAAAAATACAAATACTAACAGTAGGAGAGCAAAGGGCAAAAGTTATGGGTAAAATTAAGATAGCTAATATATTTAAGAAAGGAAAAGAAGTAATAAGAAAACTACATAAAAAAAAATAAATGGGTGAATTAAAAAAATGGTTAAAAGAAAAGTGGGTTAGAATAGGAACAGATGGGGCTATATTAGGTCCGTGTGGAACTAGTAAAAATAAAAAGAATCCGGATAGATGTTTACCTTTAAAAAAAGCAAAAAGCTTAACTAAAGCAGAACGTGCAAAGACAGCACGTAAAAAAAAGAGGTCAGGTGGGAGAAAACAATTTGTTGCTAATACTAAAAAGGCAAGAGTCACTAAACCTTATGTCTAAAATTGTATTAAAAAAAATATTAACTTTGTATAAAAATTAAATCTAATGGAAATAAAAGTAAGAGCTTTGGGTGAGAGCGAAGAAAAATCACCACAGGAAAAAGAACAAGAAATAATAAATAAACACGAAGCAAAAGAAAAAGCGATAGAGGAGGTAAAGCAACAAGTAGTAGAAGAAAAGCCACAGAGCGAAGAAACTCCTGTTATTGCTGAAGAAACACCTGTTGCTGAAGAAAAGGTTGAAGAACCTAAAGAGATTCAGTTAACAGATGAAGATGTTCTTTCACATATTAAAAAAAGATATAATAAGGAGATTAATTCAGTAGAGGATTTATTTCAGGAACGTGAAGAGTCTGAACCTTTACCTGAAGATGTATCTGCTTATTTAAAATATAAAAAAGATACAGGTCGTGGTATTGAAGATTATGTTAAATTAAACAAAAACTTCGATGCTATGGACAATGACACTTTGCTAAGAAGTTATTTGAAAGATACTGAAGACGGATTAGATGATGATGATATAACTGATATGATGTCTGAGTATGAATATGATTCTGAAATAGACGATAAGGATTATATAAGAAAAACTAAATTAGCAAAGAAAAGAATAATTGCTAGAGCTAAAAAGTATTTTAATGAGCAAAAGGAGTATTTCAAGCAACCCCTTGAGTCAAGTACGGCTGCCATTTCTGATGACTTACAAAAACAACTAGATAGTTATAAGCAATCTATAGAGAGTGCAAAAAGAGCTCAAAGTGAAAATGAGATGAAACAAAAAGTTTTCCTTGAAAAAACTGACCAAGTTTTTTCTAGTGACTTCAAAGGTTTTGAATTTACTATAGGTGACGAAAAGTTTACTTATTCTCCGGGAGATGCTACTACGATTAAGAAAGCTCAATCTAATCCTATGAATTTTGTTAAAAAGTTTATAGATGAAAATGGAGTTATTAATAATGCAGAAGGGTATCATAGGTCTTTAGCAATCGCAATGAATCCTGAAAAGTTTGCTAAGTTCTTTTATGAGCAAGGCAAATCGAAGGCAACAGAAGATGTTATGCGTAAGACAAAAAATATAAATATGTCTGAACGTAAATCACCTGAAGTAACTTCTAAAGGAGGGGTTCAAATCCGCTCACTGAACACAGATTCAGGGAGAGGATTAAAAATAAAGAGTATTAAAAAAAAGTAAGTTTAAAAATTAAAAATTAGAAAATTATGGCAGGTTCAGTTTTAGGAACTCCGGGGTTTGATTTACAACCAAGTAGTACGCAAGTACCGGTAAGTTCAAATTACATTACCAATTTTGACTTTTTAACTCAGTATCTACCTGATACTTATGAGAAAGAATTTGAAAGATATGGTAATAGAACGATTTCATCATTCTTGAGAATGGTGGGAGCGGAAATGCCTTCAATTTCTGACCAAGTTAAATGGGCAGAACAAGGAAGGTTACATACAAAGTATACAGATTGTACAGCAGGTGCTACAGCAGGTGCTAGTACAACTACATTTACAGTCAATGACAGTTTTTATCCGGCAGGTGGTGCAAATCAATCTACACTTCCGGCAGGTGCTCCTTCAGCAAATAATCAAGTAGCTTTTAGAGTAGGGCAAACTGTAATGATTGTTGCAAATGCAGGTGGTGCTAGTTATAAAGCTATTATTACAGGTATACCGGCAAACAATCAATTTACTGTACATTTTTATGGTGCGGCAAACGTCTTTGTTAATACAGCAGGAGCTAACAAGTATACAGCATTTGTTTATGGTTCAGAGTTTAGAAAAGGTACAGCAGGTATGAGTGGTACTTTAGAGTCTGATGACTTCATCTTTGAAAATAATCCAATTATTTTAAAAGACACTTATGCAGTTAGTGGTTCTGATATGGCTCAAATTGGATGGATTGAAGTATCTGGTGAAGACGGAGTAAGCGGTTATTTATGGTATCTAAAATCTGAGCATGATACAAGATTAAGATTTGAGGATTATATGGAAACAGCTATGATTGAAGCAGTACCAGCTGGTGCAGGTTCAGGAGCTGGAGACTTCTTACAAGGAGTTGGTGCTGGTGCATCAG